TCGTAGTTTCCATAGTAAAACCTCAGTGTTATTTAGTGTTTTTGTTACTTGGTGGTAACGGGGGATTCTTTATTTGATCAATCTGTGCCTTTTGCAATTCTTGATCTAACTCAGTAGTTTCAATCTCTTGACCTAATTGAGCCACAGGATCCATCACTAGACCCATCTTTATCTCACTATTTATCTGCTCTCGCATCTCGACTATCTCTTGCTCCGTAAACTGGAGTAACTGTCGCATAACATAATCTTGTGAGAAGTATTTTCCAACATAAAGATCAAGTTCATTTAGAACTTCCATCTTTTTCTGGAGCATCTCTAAATCTTTTAACTCAGAGAAGTGATTATCATAGAGGTAATCATATTGGATATGCTCCTTCATCTCCTCCCAATCATCAGGTGTGATAACACCTTTGAGGATTAGTTGGGTCTTTAATAAGTCATGTAAAAGATCAGAGAACTTCTTACGGAGACGACCTACAAACTTTGTAAATTTAATCTCATCTCTATTGATCTCTTCTGACTTACCTAGATCAAATGATTTATCACTTTCTAATCTTGATGGTGGTACGTTTAATGCTTTGTATAACTGTGTCTGGAAATACTTGATGTCAGTTAACTCACCTAAGTTTTGTCCACCAGGTAAAGTTGTGATCTCAGTTCCACGTCCACCTTCTCTACGTGGTAACCAGAAATCTTCAAGCATACTCATATGCTTCTTGTCATCACGGATCTCACCAGTGTTGGAATCATATACCAACTTATTCCTATAGCGAGACATGACATCACGTAAGTACTGTTCCGCTTTTATCTTTGGAAGATTACCTACATCAATGTAAAATATTCTTCTTTCTGGTGCACGTGATAATCTGTAGATAACAATACTATCCTCAAGCATTCTTAACTGATTAAGATACTTGATTGCTTTGTGCAAATAACTCAATACAATATTCTTACCTTGGTCTTTTACACCAGAGGTAACGTATGCTATAGCATCATTTGCAATTTTAATACCTTGATTGGTATTGTTTACACCCTTCTCATTGTAAATATAAAATTCTGTGGTCTTACCATAATCATATTTCATGAACTGGTCAGCATCCATAGGTGGTTTTTCCACAATACGGAGCTTCTTAATTTTGAGTGGATCAATCCAACGTAACTCTAATATACCTTTAGCTGGATCTTCCAGATCTACTACCTTATGGTAGAACATTCTACCATCAATAAACCATCTTCTGAATATTTGATGTGCTGCTTTATCTAAATCTAAGAGTTTCTTTATATGATCAAACTCTTTTCTAATACTATTCTTTATTCCTTCCGATGCTTCTAGATTTGATAATTCAATTTCTACTGGACTATCATCTTTATCTGAAACAATCGCTTCATTTGTAATATCTTCGATAGCACTATCAACCTCAGGTTGTAGTGCCATCTGTCTATAACGACGTATTAAATTTATCTCGTCTCTCTTTTTTGTGTCATCAAGATCCACGTAATGACCAAACCACCCACCAAAAGGAGTAATGGTGGATGTTGCGTCATTATCTACTGGAGGTACTGGCGATGCAGCACCTTTTGCTTTCGCTTTGGGGTCTTTATCTTTTATAGAGAACCCAAATAGAGTTGCCATAATTAAATTCTATTTACCGTGTAACTATTTAGCCAGCTTAATTAAGTGGCAACTGAAGATAACCAACCTGTTTCAGTAGATTTAACAGCAGGATTTATACCTGGTGCATTAGCATCAAGATACTGGAATTGGAATTCAACATCAAACTCTTCTAATGCATCATTGCTATCATAAGCAACGTTGATTGATCCAACAGAAGTTGGCCATGCACCTATAAGTTTATAAATTCTAAGAATTTTATTCTTGTCTTTACCACCACCTTTAGGTCCTACAGATTGTCCAGGTTGTCCGTCAGAATCTTTAGATAACTGTCTAATGTAGATGTCCTTCATTAGATTTTCATATCCACCGATAGCACCGATGTTTTCATCTACTTGGTTACCTTGATTAATCCATTGCTCAAATGCTCCTCTTAGATTGAAGTCCTCTGTATTATAGAACGTAGCAGTCCATGCTTCAAATGTTCTATCTCCAGGAATCTTAAGAAATCTTCCACGGAATGGTACTTCTATAAGTCCCTGTGAATGTGTAGGTAAAGATGCAGATCTACAGAGGAAGTTAGTTTGTCTCTGTAATTCATCAATATCCCCCACACCGCTAGGAAAGTTGATGTCAACTTCATAGAGGTTAGGTCTTACGCCACCATTCAATTTAGATTTGAATTCTATTATGTTAGGCATTTTTTGTTATTAACTCCTTTTTGTTATTTAGCTAGCAATTACTTCGGAGAAGCTGATACCAGTTCTCGTAGCAACGAATGTCAAGGTAATATAGTTGATAGAACGTGTTGGTTGGATGTAAATATCAGCAACGAACTCGTTGTTATCTATAACAGCAGATGTGTTATTCGACCCGTCACATACAACTAAGAACTCGGTAATACCTCTTCTTGATTGGATGTTACGTAGGAATGGTTCAACAATTCCTTTGAAGACATTTCTTGTGATCTCATCATTGAGTTCAAATAGTTGTGCCTTAGCTGCTTCTTCAATTGCTTTCTCAACAACAATGAACAGACGACGAACGTTAATTCTATCGAATGCACTAGGAGTTGCGAGTGCTGTCTTATCACCAAATAGAACTGCACCTTGTCCAGGGAATGTACTAATTGGGTTAACTCTATTTGCATAAAGTTCATCCCTATCTGTCTTAGTAGGATTCCAAGCAAGTTTTGCAAGGTTTCTAATAGCACCTCTAGAGAATCCTGCTGGAGAGAACCATGGTTCTTGTCTAATTGCTGTCTCTGCAACTAGTCCTGCAGTATCTGAGTTACATGGAATGTAAATATACTTTTGATTCCATCTGTCATAGACATACTTGTAGTTACTATCAAGTACTAAGTATGAACTACTTGAAACGGCACCGTAGAAATCCTTAATGTTCTTAACGATATCTTTGTTAGCTAGTGGGAGACCAGTAGTAGCAATGATGTTTCCTTTGAAAGGAGATCCAAATGCTATACAATCTTTTCTCTCTGCAGCAATACCTGCAATGTGATTGAGTTTCTCTCTAGTTTTTGTCTCAGTATCTAGACCAGGACCAACAATTAGATACTCAAGATTGATGCTATCAATCTCTCTGAACTCATCATATGCTGTATTGAAGTCAGCAGATGAAAGATCCCATGCTCCACTTGCAAGTGCTGTATAATCTGCACCAGCAGTTAGATCATAATCTTTTGCACCAACTGGTTCAAAATCTTGTGTTCTAGTATTTGTTTCGTAGATTGTATCACCTGCATAGATGAATGTACTACCATCTGCAAGAACATTCTTATAGTAGTTAAGTCCACCTTGTGGTCCTCTACCATCAGATGCCTTTGATAGGTAAGTAAATTTCTCGATAATTGTATCTTTAGATCCAGTAATGCTACCGTCTTCATCAACAACTGCAACGTGAACTGCATCTCTACCATATGCATCTCCTGCATATGCTTCACCGTCTGCAGTATTTACTGGACGTGCAGAAACTGAATTCCAACTTAGGTTAGAACCACTGTAAAGTTTTAGGTTATCCCACCATGTTTCTCCACCATCTACAGATGCTGCAGTACCAGCGTTAGAACCAAAAGTTAAAGCATCAGCAGCAGCAAAGAGTTGTCCTGCAGTAGGATTCTCTAAGTATGCATTAGATACATTATCAACGTTAACAATATGAACCCAGTTAGTTGTAGTACCACCAGATGTTACTGCACTTACGTCAATAACCTTACCTTTCTTAGATCCTGATGTTACATAATCTCCAACAGAGACGTTACCAATTGCGGTGTCGCCATCCGTAAGAGCAATAGATTGCCTAGGACCATTATCAACAGCACATACACGGATTCCATTACCCCATGCTCCAGCAGTTTTAGCAGCGAACAACCATCCTGTTGTGTTGTCGTTGTATTGTGCATCATAAACTTCATTGTTTTCAATCTTAATTGAATCTGCAGCAATTACTGCTGTACCTACTGCTGTTGTACCTGGAATGGGAATTACAACTGTTACACCAGAGAAGTTTGTAAAATCACCAAAGTTACTTACTGTAAATCCAGTGATAATACCTGAACTGTTAACATTTGCTGTAGCAGCAAATCCAGTGTTAGAAGCACCACCAGTAGTAGAGACGTTATAAGTTGCTGTTGGATCGTAGTTAGTACCACCAGAAGTTAGTGTTAATTCTAATCCAGTTGGAGCACTAATGTCTATTGTAGGAGCAGATGAATAACCTGAACCACCTGAAACTGCAATGTTAGTAATAACACCATCTACTATTGTAGGAGTTACAGTTACACCACTTGAGTTACCACCACCACCTGAGATTGTTACAGTTGGATTTGAAGAATAACCAGTACCACCATCAGTAACTGTTAAGTTACCAGTTAGAGCACCAGCATTAAGGTTAGCGAGTGTTGCTGTATAAGTTGCTGTCTGTCCTTGAGCAGCTGTTGCCTGTCCAGTTACACCAACATCACCAAAGGTAACTGTAGGTTGTGATGAATAGTTACTTCCTGAATTTGTTATAACAACTTGTGATACTTTACCATTAGCATCTAGAATTGCAGTACCTGCAGCGTTGCTTCCACCACCACCACTGAAACTTACTGTTGGTGCTACTACATACTTACCATTAGTAGTAGGGTTTGTTATAGTTACTGATGATACACTTTGTCCTAGACGTGAAACTGCATTCTTAAGTGCAGATGTATTAACTCTAGTTACTGAAAGTGTTCCACCATAGTTTAAATAGTTTGTTGCTGAGAGAAAGTATTCTGAATTCTGTGCCACGGGTTCCCCGAAAGCTTCTATTAGTCCTGCCTCAGAACTTATAGTAACTGGAGAACCTAATTCTCCCTTCGTGAATGGTGCTGCAAATCCAGCAATATTATTAATTCCAATCTCAGCTCTGCCATTGGTTAAGTCGAGTTCCTTGACGACGACACCAGGTGAGCGTAAAGTTGCCATGTGTATCTCCTTTTGGATTAGTCATATATCTAAATTATATTTATTATTTTCCACTCTTTGAGTGGGGAAACAATACATGAACACACTACCAATCAGGATAATCTACTAGGTATGGAGGTAAAGGTCTAGATCTATTTTTCTTCTTACTTTTTCTACTAGATGTTATCCTTTTAATTGTACAAATTTTACACTCATATGAATATGCAGAAGGAAACCCTCTTCTATTTTTATGTGTCAAATAGAAATCTTCTAATAGGTTTTTCTCTTTATTGCATATACGACAAACTCTTTCTTTAAATAAGACCTGTTCTAAACCAAATCCAAACTCGTCCATCACCTATACTCCCACATATAATCTAACTCTCCATACTCATCTCTAGGACTCTCACCTTCACGCCATCCTTTATTATCTGCAACTACCCATACATTACCACTAGTATCTTTCTCTGTCTCATAAGTATCAAGACCATCATCAATAAAACCAAAAGGAGCCATATCTTGTTCTATCTGATTCCTTTGCTCTTCATAAATTCTACTTCTTATATCATTATCAGTCATCTCTTTGAAATAATCCTGAGCACATAACCATCCAAATA